TTGGATAACTGAATCTGCAAGAGGAAGTGAGGGTCCACTTAGTTTTCTGAGGGCAGCAGACTTCTCATTAGGGTTAGTTGTACCAGTTGCAAGATTTCTAATCTTTGCTTGCTTCTGCGCTTGTTTATGTCCAGAACCAATGTCAAAACTTACGCCTTCGTTTGCTGGATGAATGTCATTAGGATCATAAGGATCTGGGGCTAATGATGCAGGAAGTGAGAACATTTTCCAATATCCCTCACCATATCTACACTCCTTCATTGTCTCATTCTTTTTACACTTGGGACAATATCTTTGAAGTTCACCCATTTCTTGAAGTTCAAAAGACTCCTTCTTAGTCTTGTTGCCCCAATTTTTTGCACCAACTTTACGACACTTTACTAGTGCTCCAGATGCATATGCAGAAGGCCAAACAGAGTAACGAGATTTTACCTTTGAATAACATGCATCTTTTTCTTCAGTCGCAACCATCTTGGCCTTACCCTTTCTATCTGGGTTTGGATCTTCCTGATTTTTACGACGGAATGCACTTTCCTCTTCTTTATCAGAGAGGTCTGATTTCATTTTACTTGAACCGCACTTTGGTTTGGTTGTTTGTCCTGGTTGTTTTGCACAGGGTTGTCCTGCGTATTTACCACCCAGTTGAACCCAGCCAGGGGTGCCATCAGAAGCGCGACTCTTAGTAAACCAGTCACGCAAAGAACTATCACCACTCTTGTTGGCTTCATCAATTGAATCCTCCTTCACGCAATTAGGAACTACTTTTTCCCCCTTCTTTTTCATTCCAACTTGCTTGTAACCATCCCAACACTTCTCGTTTAGATCTTTAATCCAACTATCGGGAGTTTTATCATGTTTTGATACAAATGCATTATGCAATTCTTTTGCAGTCATACCATGTTCTTTCATGATACGACGCATTAATTTGTCAATAGAATCGTAAGAAGTATTATCTAAGTTTTTAAGCCCATCTTCAAGTTCTTCTACTGCATCTTCAGTAATTGGTTGAGTAAAACTCTTGAACTTATAATCAGATCCCTTAATAATATCAACTACTGTTGCAAAAAGATTTCCATTTGCATCATGAAGTTCCAATGATTCTTTTACACTCTTTCTTCTTTTTTGTTTTTTATTTTGTTCTCTTTCTAATTTTCTTAATTTAGCTGCTTGTAATGCTGTAAGGGGTTCTTTCTTTTCTTCAGCTTTTGGTTTTGGTTGTTCTTTTACCGATGTATCTTTAATCGGATCCTCTTTTGGGTGATATACTGCATTACGAGGCATCACCATAGGTGCAGTAGTGATCTTTTTTTCTTTTTTTAATTTTTCACTACTTCTTCTCATAGCCTCTTCATGAGGACTAAAAGATTCTTTTACTTTCTCCATCTTCTTGAGTTTGGAGTAGTAATTTGGAATTTCATCTAGATGTTGCAATGCAATATCCATTGCCTCATCATTATCTGTGGTATGTTCATGTTCTACTTTCATCCCCATCTCAAGTTGTTTTTGAATTACCGATGGAGATACTTTATGCTTTTTTGCGATTTCTTCTACCGACTTATGTCCTTTGAAACCTTCCTTGACTTCTTTCGTTCTTTCGGTATCATCTTCGCCTCCATCCATGTGGTCAGCCACTGTATCAAGATATTCCGCAGCCTTAGTGATCTTAGATTGCACCCATGCTTCTAGATCTCCCTCACCATTAAGATGTTTCATCAACCTATTAATTGCTGACTTTGCAGTCTTGAGTTCTCCACGAGCCATGGAAAACTCAAAGTCCTCGCCAAGAGGTGCAATAGTTTCTAGGTCTGCAAGAATAGACCACTCTTTAAAGGTGAGTTTATCCATTTATTTTTATAAGTTTCCTATTTTTATTTAGGATCTTGGTTCATGGAACTCTTTAAAAACTTTTGAAGTTCTGCAGTAGATCCAAAAAATACTGCATTGTTAGTAACACTTGTAGGCGTAACACCCTTTTCTTCCTTATTAATATCCTTCATTTTCTTTTGGAGATCCAGAAGTTTATCTGTAACATCTCCAACATTCTTAATTAATTGACCAGCAACTTCATAAGCTCTGGGTGAATCTGATTCTTGTGCAAGTTCTAGAATACCATTAATAGCTTCTTGTCCTTTCTCAATAATAGAATAGAGTTGTCCTCTAGAATACTCGTAGTCTTTTTGAAGTTGATCAGTATCTTGAGTTTTTAATACTGGAATTGATTCTGATTTTACAATTTCCGATTTAATTTCTGTTGGTTCAATATCTAAGGCTTTATCAATGTCTTCAAAACTCATACATCAGTTCCTTTAGTTGTACTATAAACTTTACCGTCACCAAAATCATAACGAGACTCACTGAATCCGAAGTCATCATCAAGATCAATTAACTCATCATCTGCATCATTGATTACATTAACAGCAGTTCCGGATGTATGAGTTGTGATTGTTGTTTTATCTTGACCTCTATTTACTAGTAAATTATTTCCATTGATCTCACGAATAAACATGGATTCATTGTCAATTTGAATATATGAATTGACGACTAAACCGGTTGCATCAGAAACATTAAACTCAGTAATATCCTCAGAAATATCTTCTGCAACTACAGTAATTTCATCATTATTATAATCTTTAAGTGCTCTTGGTTCTGCAACATATCTAAGTTGTCTTGAAGCATTAACTCTATTTGTATCGGTGTAGTAATCAACTTGAACTTGTTTAATCAGGGCCTCATTGCCATTTCCAACGGGTCCAAATAGATATGTTTTTGCAGTAAAATCTAGAGTGTAAATTAAAATTCTTCTCGTCGTAAAATCTCCTTCATACTGATCATCCATCGTGATTCTTTCAAGAATCATTGGAATATCTCTTTTCTCTCCAATACTCGATACTAGATCTACAGTTAAATTAAAGTGTGGTTGAAAGTAAGGTAATATTTGTTCTACAATTTGCAAAGCATCTTCATTCAATTTTGACATAATTGAAAGTCGAATGTTTACATTATATGGGACGGGCATGAAAACCTTTGTCAATTCATTATTATTACTTTTATCAATTGTCTTAAAAGTCTGCATCGTGGAAGACTTTCTGGATGAATCATATTGAATTCCCGTCATTTCGAATGACATTCTCGGAAGAGTTATAGCTACTCTCTTCTTTAAATCGGGAACCTGTTCAATTCTCGCTAAAAACTTTTGAATCGGACCATAAGCAATCGGTACAGTTAAGATACTAAAATCATCTCCTGCGTTATCTTTATGTTTGATTTTAATATCATTAAAAAGTGTACCAAAAGACACAATGGTCTTTCTCAATATTTCGTGATAAAAATAATTTGATATCATTACAAGTTAGTCTGGAGTAATAATTATTTAGTATTCGCCAAATGGGTTTCGTTGACTAAAATCAACAATGTTGTCAGCTGCATTTTCAATTTGAATATTCTCTGCGTAAAGATCTAAGAACTCATTTGTTTGTACTGTAGATACTTTGTAACTTGCTGCAACTCCAACAATAGCTTCACCTCTTGCAAAAGTTCCATCAACAACTGAGAGTTTTAGAACTCTATTCGTATAATCCCAACTCTTAACATATCCAGTTGTACCAGTTCTAGATCCAGTAACAACTTCATTGTAATCATAATCTCCAAATGTAGTCGCAGTAGGATTTGTGAAGGAAATAGTAGGAGTAAACGTGTATCCTGCACCAGCATTTGAATAACGAATTGCAACAACAACTCCGTTTGAATTGACGATTGCTTCTGCTTGAGCGTTATTGATATTGGAAGAAATACCCGCACCGGAAGGAATGAATATTCTCTGAATTGTTACTTGTGGTGTTGTAGTATATCCAACTCCACCTGAAGATAGTCCAACAATACCAAGAACTCTAGAGTTAATAATCGCAGTTGCAATTCCTCCTGCTCCATTAGAACCAGAAATGGTAACAGTTGGTGGTACTGTATAACCAAATCCAGGATTTGTAATGAGGATTCTATCAATAGATAACTTCTGATTGGAAGATCTACTCGTCATAATAGCAACTGCAGTTGCAGTTAATCCACCAGAAGGAGCTGTAGAGATGGATACAGTTGGGGCTGATGTATATCCATATCCATCATTAATAAGATCAATATATTGAACCGATTTGGAGTTTGGATTGGTAGTTGCAAACCCTACAGTAGCCACAGCAGTAGTAGCTCCAGTTCCCACCATTTGGATAGTATAAACATTTCCAAGATCTTTAATTGACTCATTGACTTCAATTCCAGTTGGATCGACTTCAGGTACATCAATAATCTCATCTTCATATTCAAATCTTTCACATCTTAATTCGTAAACATAAAGATTATTGAGTTGGTAGAAAGGTTTCTTACCTTCAACATATTTAATTTCAAATAAAGATTCGTCAAGAGGAAACCAAATCAAATCTCCTTCTTGTGGTCTATATGCAACTTTCCTCTCATTTTCAGGCCATAATTTTAAAAGAGGTGAGATAAAATCATCATACCTTTCTTTAGAAATTACAAGATTAATTTCATCATTACTTCGTACTCCAAACTTAGTTAGAAGATCTCCATTTCCACCAAATCCATCAAAGTTCATTA